CCTGTCTCAGGCTCCGCGACTACGCCTAATGACGCCAGACGTGCTACTTCCAGTGGAATACCTCTGCTTTTTAGGTAATCTTCCGCCTGATAAATGTTTTCCGCGTACCCTGCTGCTGCTTTCCCCAGTAATTCCTTCTGCAAAATGCTTTGCTTCATTGAAACTTATCCCCTCTTGTCTGACAATGATTTGAATACTATTGCCTTGGACACCACAGGCGAAACAAATGAAGATGTTCTTATCAAGGTTTGCACTTCCTGACTGGTGTGTGTCTGAATGAAAAGGACACTTGAGATTAACTTGCCCGTGTGTTTGTCTAAGATTCGCACCGTAGTGTCTGAGTATGTCCGCGATTGGCGGAAGGTCGCTGTCAATTCTTATCACCGTATCCTGCATCTCTTAATAGTTTCACTGCATCCTCCAGTCTCAGTAAGCATACCCAATCGGATACACTCTTTTCTCCTTGACCATTTAATCGTAGCACGACTATACCAAGGTCATCGTTTGCTCTATCTTTTAATTGCTGAATGGCGGCACTAGGATTAAATCCTGTTCTTGCCTTTACTTCCCAGTCAATGCCCACCGTACCAGTAACATCAGTGCCACTACGTCCAGCACCAGTAGACTCCGCAAAAGGGAATCCATTGTCAACCAAATAGTTAGCCAGTACTTTCTGTGACCTGTACCCACGATGTTTCCTACTCTGTGATGGCATTAGGTAGTGTCTCCATTCGATTAAGATATTCTATTGGAACATACCAAGTCTTCTCGTTATACTTCCATTCATCTTTCTTGCAATTTTTACCATACATCCAACCAACTGCTACATAATCTGGTCCCTTCCAATCAGGGGCTACACGTCTTTCCTTGTTGCATAGACCACCAGTTGTAAGGATATAAATTAAATCATCTTCATCTCGTGTTGTGTATCGAAGACCCTTGATAGGTGGGAATGAATACCGAACCTCACCAAGTCCAGGAATATCTAACTCAGACTTCCACTTATTAAAGTGTGGTACAAAATCTTTCTTGCCAACCATCCTTGCAAATGCTAACTCTGAACCTGCACATACAACGTGTTGCCACATCTCCCATAGGTCACCCTCTGAATAGTTAATGTTTCTAGTTGGGTCACCAAAGTATGGCTTCTGTCGTTGATAACCTACTTCGACAGCAGTTGCTTCCTCAGTTGTACTGAGTGCATAGGTCCACACTAAGACGCACTCTTATCCTTACTCAGGATACGTACAGCCCATTCTAATCCAGCGTTGACACCTTCGGTCCACTCATCAGTAATTGGTACCCTGGCTGCTTCAATCTTCTCGATTAACTTAGCAGTCTCTTGCTTGAGTTCAAGTAGAACAAAGGCACGCATCTCCTGAGTTAGGTCGTCTTCTTCTTCTCTAATCATTTATGCTCCTTGATAGTCATATTCTGTGTAAGTCTTGACATAGGTGACCATATTGTGGAGGACATTCGCACAAGTCATAGCCTGTCATCTCGTGTTCATCATCAACCATATCTAGTTCTTTGTATATCTCAGCCATTTGTCTGTACAAATCTTCAACTAAACTTGTTAACAACTGAACACGTTGCCCTAATTCTATCACTAATTTATCTGTCATCATTAACTATTCTCTGGGATGTCGTCAACAAACATATATTCAGGATTAAATGCTAGCCACGCTAGCAAATCTCCATTCGCATCTGCTCTTCCGTATCTGTTCTTTACAGGGGCAATAGCCATAGAAGTACCAACAACTCCAAGAGTACAGATAAGAGCAGGAAGTTGCGCGACTTTACCTTGAAGAGCCGACCTAGGCTGGCAAGGATTTCCAGGTACAGCCTCAGAAGTATGATGCAAAATAATAATAGCAGCGTTAGTATCACGAGCAAGGAATTTCAACTCCTTCATAATCGCACGCATAGATGCGAACTCTTCACCACCATCGGTGGCAATGTCCATTAAGTTATCAACAAAGATTGCAGTAGGTGGACAACCCCACAATTCTTCAAAGGCTTGAACTTCCTCGTCTATATCTTGCAGAGTAGGAGAAGATTCAAATGACCAGACAATGTGTGCGCCTCGTGAGAGGGTTGCTTTAGTCCAACCGTAATCGCTATTCATTAGTATCTCAACATCAGTTTGATTCTTACCGCTAATCATTGACGCAAGACGCATAGCCATAGTGTGTGCGTTGGTATCTGCTGAAATGTAGAGGCTTGGCACCTTCATTTTAAGGGCTAAAGCCAGTGCCAGAGTGGACTTTCCCACACCTGGAGTACCTGCAAGCATAGAGACTTCTGCTCTACGAAATATAATTTTGTTTGAATCAAGTGAACGAAAGACTGGAGGTAATGGTTCGCCACCAATATCTGCTCTACCTACACTTCTTACTAATGTTCTCATTTAATTCTCCTGTCTTAGGTTGGAAGAGGGGTAAATATCTTCCCCTAATAAATACCCCTCTACCAATTCTAGTTTATGTCAATGTCTAACCATTGACTGGTGAGCATTGCCCTTGGTCTTGTGGTTGCTGACATACCCACATCCGATACGGCTTGCCGTTCTTCTTCGAGATTCCCGATAGAAACTTTCGCTCCCCGTGTAGACACGTTGGGGTGGTACCTGATGCTTCCGCTGTCGGGGCGGTTACGAAGGTAGGAGTTGCTGGCTGCGCGGGAGTTGAAGTAGGCGTTGCCAAAGGGGCTGCCACACCTGCACCATTAAGCATTCTTCCTGTTGCTGCAATCTGTGTTGAATAATCAGAGATTCCCTCTAGCAATACGCTGAGTTCATCTGCGGTGTTTGCACGGACATTTATCATATCCCCACCGTTAGTCTTGTAAGAGACCTGTAACTTCCAATCTTCTGCCATTACTTATCCTCCTTAGTAACTGCAAAGCCAAGTGCTTCGCGTGCTTCATCTTGTGTAATGATTTTCATTTCAAGTGCAACCAACACATCTTGTGCTGATAGTGTGCTTACTTTGTGCATTTATTTTTCCTTCGTGAATTGGCAATGTTCTGTGAGTCCACAGAAATTGCACGATTGTAGGTTCGGTAGAAATATACCAGCCTTACGTGCTTTGTCAAAGCCATCAACAAAGTATTCAAGCGTGTCTAAGGTATATCTACTTAGGTCAATCATCTCTCCTGTCCCCGACTCACGAGACATCCAGTAGTTTCCTAGATTGACTTCCACTCCCAGCATCATCTCGACTCCTATTTTGTAGAAGCCCAACTGAAGGTCAGACTGAGGACGTGCACGAGAGGTCTTTAAGTCAACGATAACTAACTTACCGTCGACCTCAAAGATTCTGTCAATGAACATCTTCACTGGTACTCCAGAGATAACTGGGTTCAACTCTAACTCGATAGCCTTGGCACCCTGAGGTGTTGTCCAAAGTTTCCAGTTAGGGTTGTTCTTGCGCCATAGGATGTAGTTGTCAGTCCATATGGAACCTTGTTCGTACCACCAAGCAGCATCTTCCTTGTTAGGGTTGAGTTTAGTTGCTCGTCCTGCTACTCGTGCGTTAGCAAAGTCAAGACCTTCGGTCTCTTTACGCCACGCTTGTTCCCATAATGGGTTAATTGTCATAGTCATACAACTCTGCTGCATAGTGGAATGCTCGTCCACCTGCTGACCAGATAGATGGTTCCTCTGGTACTTGAAGTAATCTACCTAGGTAGTACTGATATCCACAGGTTAGGTAGGTGGTAAATGCTGAGTAGGATATATGTGCTGGCAGTTCATAACTGTCCAATTTAATCATCGACTTCTCCTGTCTGAAAGTTGTTACATAGTCCTCCCTTAGAGGACAGGAGGGTACTCAATAAGGGAGAACTATGTAAATCTATTTAGTTATTATTATATAATTATATATATATAATATCGGCGCTCCGCGCCTTATATTAATTAAATTAATAATTAATAATCTAAGTATACACACATCTGACCTGAACGCAAGTATTACGACACGCCAATGACCCTACAGAAATGACAAAAAGACCCCCAAGCCATAGGTAATCCTATGACCTGAGGGTCTAAGTGTCTTAAAACCGCCTTGGAAGGCGTGTGAATGGTATTACTTTGAACCGCGACCGAACTCTGTAGCAGATGGGTCTAGCCATTTAAGGACTGGACCAGCCACACCAGCAAGTGCTGCTGCTGCAAGAGTCTTTGGGTTGGTTTCGCCAGTCATATAGATGGCGACCACGGCAGCCGCCGCAGCGCGGAACCAAGTTAGTGCTAGTTGTTTGAATTGCTCCATTGTATCCTCCTATAGGATTAGGACTTTGCCCCGTGTAATTTACAGCAGGTGCAAACTTCGGTCTTATATGCTTTCTTTGCAGGCATTGGAGTCAAACTGGCAATGACCTGATTAAGAGTCTTAGGTTGATTCAACCACCAGAACCAAGGGCTTGTGTCCTTAGATAGTTCTGGCTTAATAGAAATATGAAGATGTTTGTTGTGCTGGTTGGAACCTGTGTACTTTCGGTTACCTTCTTTAGCACGAGCCTTTGACCAAATCTTTCCCTTGAAAATCAGGTACTCAACTCGTGCATCTTCCTTTAACTTCTCGAAGATGTCAAGGCAATCGATGCCGTGTTTAGGGTCGTGTGTTAAGTCAACTGCAAGACCAGTGTTATGGTCGCTCGTTGGACTCTGCTTGAGATGAGCGTTCGACGGCAGAAGACCATCGCTGGCTTTCATACGCAATGGCGAAATCGCTGTGGCTTGTCGAAGGACAGCAATAGCGGCAGGTGTGGCTTTCTTGACTACAGACTTCATTCATTCTTCCCTCTTTGTAGCATCATCTGGTAGAGGATTTCTACCTTTTCTTCTAATCTAATAACGGAGTCTTTTAAACTTGTGCCTGAATTGGGCTTAAGTTCGTAGAGGTAATGCTTAACTAACCATCTCACCGAACCAGCAAATGCCGATACGATTGCGATTACAGATACGATTAGTCCAGCCCAATTTGCTGCGGTCATTTGCGCTCCTAAGAGTTATACGGTACGGATAGTTATTTGTAGTACGCCACCAAAGCCATCAAAGCGCTTATCTGGTGGGGTCAAGCGGGTGAACGTAACTTGTTCGATAACAGCCTGACGAGATTCGCCAGTTGTTAGGTCTTGCCAGGTAATAACATCTCCGTTGCCTTCGATGTCTTCAAGTAAACGAATCTTGTCAAAGGCTCTGCCTTCGTATCCAAGTAGTACGTTGTATCGGTCAGTCTCAATGTCATAGCAATAGACAGGGAACTGCATCACACGCTGACGTGGAGTAGCAATCGTTGCCTTTGCTTGATAGCCCTTGAACTGCGGACC